GAAGCAGTCGGCGGAGCCGCTAGTAGCCAGCACTGTGTGGGTGAAGCTGCGGACATCGAGGTACCCGGGGTGCCGAACGCTGAACTGGCCAAGTGGATAGAGGCTAACCTCCTCTACGATCAGCTCATCTTGGAGTGCTACAAGCGCGGCGTGCCAGACAGTGGGTGGGTGCATGTATCGTTCCGAGCCGCTGGTGGCAACCGCAAGCAAGAGCTTACCGCTACTGTAATCGGTGGTAAGATGCACTACGACGCTGGTATATGGGCTTAACGGCAATGCAGAAGATCATTACCGACCTGTTCACTGGCCCCGATGGCGTGACGTGGAGCATTGGTCGCGTCTATTCCTTCCCCATGCTGCTGTCTGGGCTGTCTACTCCGTTCTTCATGGTAGCCCATGGCCTACCTGTTGATCTAGCTGGGCTAGCAATACTTTTCCCCGCCACTGGTGCGGCGGTGATGGCACTTGTTACTGGTACTAACAGCACGGAGCCAAAGGCTGATGCCACTTAATCTGACCGCCATACTCTGCGCCGCTGCCCTGTTACTCGGGCTGGGCGGCGGCTACAAACTCCGAGATTACCAAGCCGCCGCCAAAGAACTTAAGTTAGCCGAAGCCGCGGCTACCGCCAAAGAACAGGCGGATGCCAAGATGAGCGCAATAGCCACAGAGTATGAAGAGTTCAGAACCGCCGCGCTGGAACAGCGAGGGCAAGACACCCAGACCATCCGAGAGATATACAGAAATGTCGAAGTTTCTCCTGATTGTGCCCCTCTCCCTGCTGTTGTCGGGGTGCTCAACGCTGCGATTGATCGTGCCAATGCCGAAATTGGAAGCCAACCTAGCGGCTCCGTGCCCAAAGATAGCCCCGCTCCCTAGCCTTTTCCTCGACCCGGAGCGTGCTGACTGGGAGAGTGGTCTCGTTACAAACTACGCTATCTGTGCTAAGCGGCATGCAGATACCGTAAAAGCCTTTAGCAAGTAGGATCAACCTATGGCCAGTACCTACAGCAACATGAAACTCCAGTTGATGGCAACTGGGGAAAACAGCTCGACTTGGGGTACGGTCACTAACCTTAACCTCGGCACTGCCATTGAAGAAATGGTGGTGGGCTCCGCGGATGTGACCTTTTCTAGCGGTACCGTGACCCTGACCCTCACGGATACTAACGCCACCCAGACCGCACGGAACCTGCGCCTTAACCTGACGGGTACGTCGGGCGGCGCACAGAACCTTATCGTCCCTGCTGTCGAAAAAGTTTATATCGTCAACAACGGTTGTGCCGACGCTATTACCGTTAAGAACGCTACTGGCACTGGGATCGCTGTCCCCGCTGGTAAGACTACGTGGGTCTACAATAACGGTACTAACGTCGTAGACGTGACCACTCACCTCACCACTCTTACGCTAGGGTCTGCCCTCGGGGCGGCTTCGGGTGGTACTGGTCTTAGCTCTTACACCGCTGGCGACCTGCTTTATGCTTCCGGCACTACGACCCTCGCCAAACTGGCTATCGGCTCAAACACTCAGATTCTCACAGTGTCGGGTGGAGCTCTTACGTGGTCTTCTTCCGCGGCGGTCACTTCCTTCAGCGCGGGCACCACGGGGCTTACCCCCTCTACAGGTACCACGGGCGCGGTCACTCTGGCTGGTACTCTTAATGTCGCCAATGGTGGCACTGGGCAGACATCCTACACTGATGGGCAGTTGCTTATCGGCAACAGCTCGGGGAACACGCTGAGCAAAGCCACTCTTACCGCTGGCGCTAATATTACCATCACTAACTCAGCCGGTGGTATCACCATCGCTGCTTCGTCTCCGGGTACTGGCACGGTAACAAGTGTTAACGCCTCGGGGGGCACTACTGGGCTTAGCTTCAGCGGTGGCCCCGTCACCACGACTGGCACGCTTACTATGGCGGGCACGCTCATTGTCGCCAACGGCGGCACGGGTGCTACTACTCTTACCGGCATGCTCAAGGGTAACGGCACTTCTGCGTTTACCGCTGGGACCGCGGGCACGGACTATGTTGCACCCGGCACAGCTACCAACTTCACGGCCCAGCAGACCTTCACTGGTAGTACGTCAGTTTCCGCGGCCAAGTTCGTCAATGCCAAAGAGACGGTGACTGTCTCGGCTACGGCGGCTACGGGCACTATTGTCTACGATATCTCTACCCAGAGCGTGCTGCGCTACACCACCAACGCCACGGCTAACTGGACGATGAACTTCAGGTTCTCGTCTGGCACCACGCTTAATACCGCTATGTCAACGGGTGAGAGTTACACGGTGGCCTTCTTGGCTTCGCAAGGTAGCCCGGCCTTCTATAACAACGTCGTGCAGGTGGACGGTACGACTTCCGGGGTTACTACCCGGTGGCTCAACGGCGCCCCAACTTCAGGCAACGCTAGCGGCGTAGACGCTTATACCTACACCATCCTAAAGACCGGAGCCTCTACCTACGAGGTCTTCGCCGCCCCCGCGAGGTATGCCTAATGCCCATGATTGCGCGTACCGGCTCTATGTCGTCTGCTGGTTTTGGCACTATGGGCTCTGCGTTGTCCGCTCAATTTCTTGTTGTTGGCGGTGGGGGAGCAGGTGGTGATTCGGGTAATGCCAACATACTTTATGTTGGCGGCGGCGGCGGCGGCGGCCAAGTTCAATCTAGATCGTCCACGTTCCGTATCGGCGCGTACACCGTAACTGTGGGTGCGGCAGCGGGTTCGTCTACTTTTGCGGGGATAACTTCTTCCGGTGGCGGTGCAGGTGGCACCGCTAATTCCGGTGGCTCTTCAGCGGGTTCTGGCTACGGTGGCGGCGGCGGTTCGGCTAGCGGCCAGACCACAGGTGGCTCTGGCACTTTTTCGGGTGGTGATGGCAATGCCGCTGGTTATAGCGGCGGCGGCGGCGGCGCATCTGCAAATGGCTCTTCCGCTACTTCGTCTAGTCTTGGTGCCGGTGGGGCGGGAGTAAGTTCTAGTATATCAGGTACAACGCTTACATACGGTGTGGGCGGGTCGGGTGCCAACACTGGGACCGGGGATGGCAGTGGGGGAGTACGTGGCGGCGGCGGCGGCGGCGGCGGCGGGTGGAGCGCGGCGCTTACTGGCTATATTGGTGGCCCCGGAAGCGGCGGCATAGTTATTATACGCTACACAGGCTCTGGCCGCGCCACAGGTGGCACAATTACCACGAGCGGTGGTGATACTATTCACACGTTCACTTCTTCTGGCACCTTCACCGTCACGAGCTAACCATGGCCTTCATCAAGCTTCAGTTTAAGCCGGGTGTTAACCGGGACCAAACTAACTACTCCGGCGAAGGCGGCTGGTGGGAGTGCGATAAAATTCGCTTCAGGTCGGGATTCCCCGAGAAAATCGGTGGTTGGACTAAGGCTACGCCTAATGCTTTTCTAGGCACATGCCGAAACATGTGGAATTGGACCACCAGTTACTCTGACAACATGCTGGCTATAGGGACCAATGAGAAGCTCTACATCGAGGTCGCTGGCTACTTCTACGACGTCACCCCGCTTCGGCTTACTACCCCTACGATCTCTACCCCCAACACCAACAACTGCATTGCCACTACCAATGCGTCTACGACGGTTACCTGTAACCTAGGCACTGCGCACCTTGCAGCGACCGGGGACTACGTAACCTTTGCCGGTATCACTGGCACGGTGGGTGGCATAGCTAACAGCGTCCTGAACGCAAACTTCAAGATTACTGTAATTAGCTCTACGGCCTTCACCTTTACGGTTACGACGGCAGCTACATCCACTGTAGCCAGCGGCGGCGGCGCGGGCATCACGGTCAGCTTCGAAATCGCTCCCGGTAACGCTATTGCCACGGCTGGTTACGGGTGGGGCACAGGCACTTGGGGGCGTGAGGCTTGGGGCCTTGGCTCTACTACGCCTGTCATCCTGCCGCAGCGGGACTGGTGGACTGACAATTTTGACAACAACCTTGTAGCCAATATCCGCAACGGGGCGCTTTATTGGTGGGAGCGCGGCACTGCTACTGACCCTACGTCAGCCCTTACAACCCGGGCTATTACTCTGCAGACCTACGCTACAAACGAAGGCTTTAACGCCGACCACGTCCCAGCCAGCGCTATGCAGCTCATGGTCTCCCAGAATGACAAGCACCTGTTGGCCTTCGGCTGCGTCCCCTACGGCAGTACCTCTACGGCTGACTTCGACCCCATGCTCATTCGGTGGGCTGACCAAGACACCCCCGGCCAGTGGAAGCCAGAGGTCACCAACACGGCGGGCTTCCTCCGCGTATCTCACGGCTCGCGGATCGTACGGGCTATGCCTACCCGGCAAGAAATCCTAGTTTGGACAGATACACATCTATACACCCTGCAGTTCTTGGGTACGACGGATGTGTTTGGTCTGCAAGAATATGCAGACAACGTCTCTATTGCGTCTCCTCGCGCGTGTATTACTGCCGCCAGCATTGTGTATTGGATGGGGCAGGATAAGTTCTATGCCTATACCGGGCGTGTCGAGACACTGCCATGCACTTTACGTAACTACGTCTTTGGTGACATTAATTTTTATCAAATCAGCCAAGTAGTCTGTGGCACTAACGAACAGTGGAACGAAATCTGGTGGTTCTACCCTAGTTCTACTTCGGATTGGAATGATCGCTATGTTGTCTACAACCACCTCGAAAAGATTTGGTATTACGGCAACATGGAACGGACGGCGTGGCTGGACACCCCCGCCCGAGAACACCCGCAAGCCGCCAACGGCACAGCCACTTCTGGGTATCTCTATAACCACGAAGACGGCGTCGATGACGATGGTGCTGCCATGGAATCTTACATTCAGTCCAACGACTTTGATATTGAAGACGGCGAACAGTTCATGCTGACCCGCAGGGTAATCCCTGACATGGGGTTCAGCGGCTCTACGGCTACTACACCAGAGCTTACGCTGGAGATTAGACCACGTAATTTCCCCGGGGGTAGCTTCGGTACCGACCCTGCGGATGAACAACGTGTTATTCAAACCGCGGTTAACCAGTACACTAATCAGGTCTTCATTCGCGCGCGTGCTAGGCAGATGGCCATT